CCACCAGCAGTCGCCATTGTAACGTCATCGATATCGCCGTGGTTATCTGTTACTTCGTGGTCGAGCTCGGTGGTCGCATGATCATAGCCTCCCGAAAGTTCTTCACCAACTTCGTCTGCATATGTTGAAGCTGCCTCATCTGCATATCCATTAACGTCTCTTATAGCCTGTACCATTGGCATCGGAGGAGCTTTTTGTTGTATCATGTCAGGTGTTACTGGTTTCATGCCGGACAAATTTAATACCTTTGACATCATATCTATTACGTCACCGGAGCTGTCACCTGTTGCGTTAATGCTAAGTGAAACTGATTCGTTGATTGCTACAGGTTTTTCAACCTTATCAATTATTTTTAATAGATCAAACATGTTACTCATTATATTGTTCCTTTTGCAGGTGGCATCTTTTTACTTCCGATTACGCTGTCTACTTTTTCAGACTTGTGAGGTTCTATTTTCAAAGGAGATTGCTTAGAATCTTTTTCTTCTTTTCTCATAGCAGACAGTTCTTTAAATAGATTAAAGACTCTTTTCTCACCTACAAGTTCATGATTATCTTCTTCTTTATCATACTCGCTAGTTAGCTTTGCTGCATATTTCTTGTCAGTACCGTCGTACATTTGATATTCTTCTTCGGGCTCATGTGCTCCGCGAACTATAATCATTGCTTCAACAACTGATGTTTTTTCAGAGATATATTCTCTCAATATAGGTGGTATTACTGGATAGTTCAAACAAATTTCAAATATGTGTACTTCCTGATTTTCTAAATTTGGAAAATCTAAAGGACTTTTTTGTACAGGTGTTTTGGATTTTTTAAAACTGTCGACACTGAATTTTTCTAAAGCTGTCTTTAAAACAGATTCAAATTTTGCAGGTAGCTCGCCAGCGACTTTAATTTTAAAATCGTAGGTTTTCTTTTTTCCAGTTATATAATCTTTAAAATTCTTCATTGATATAGGTCCTATGACTTATTTATCTATCTTTTTTAGTTTTTCTAGCAGACTGTTTCTATCTGTAACAACGTAGTCTGTAACATCAAATGGTTCATCGGAACTTTTCTTTGTTGATTCTTGATCTATCTTTTGTTTCTTCAGTTGTAGATCTACTATACGTAATTTTTTATCAATCTTAGCGTTCTTTGCATCTATCGCATTTTTAAGCATATTAGCTGCAGTTTCAAATATCTTGCTGCTATATCGGACTTCTACATTCATACCTAAGTCCATTAAGTCTTCATATGCTTTAGTTGCTTTTTCTGCTAGATCATCGAATTCACGATCGCTTGTAGATCCCAATCCGTCAACTGCAGGTAAAGCAAATGCTATTTTATCAAATTCTTTTAATGTGTATTCAATTTCTTCTTGTTTAGCGATTTCTTTCGCTTGAGATTTTATCTCTTTTTCTAAGTCTTTAACTGTTTCCTTGTATTCAGGAAGGTTTAACAATTCTTCTAATTTTTGGGTCATATTTTACTTATTATCTTTTACCACCTTGGTGAAACAAATCATTCTCATTTATCACTCTAAAGATTAATCCTTTTTGTTTGCACCAAGCTCTAGCAGCTTCCCATTTTGCCATGTTCTTTACGTACTGTAATTGTTTCCCGCGATTCTTTCCAACTTTTTCTAAAAGCTGTTGGTCGCTAGGTTTTATCTCTATCAGCTCTGCGTGTTTTTTACCGTTCTTATCATTATAAACTATTAGGAAATCTGGTACATATACTGTACCTCTCCCTGTTGTTGGATCTCTATAAGGTATCTTTATTGCTTCACTCGCCCATTGTTCTATACCAGGATTCTCATCGCAAGTTTTCATAAAAACAAACTCCCAACTAGATCTATAGATAGGAGTTCTTGTTCCGACATATTTTTCTGGATTCTTAGGTATAAATCTACCTTGAGCAAATCGACCCATTAGGCTATTATGTTCCGTATTTCAAATTGATTGATAGTATTATCGGTAACTTTATAACCTAATGTACTAATTCTTAATCTATTGTAATTTAATATCTCAGATACAACTCTACTTAATTGTATTTGATTTAGGTTACGCATAGTATCGATTAATTGAAAAACGTTTACATTTTCAACTCTTGATTGTTTTAACAATGTACCGCCGATAGTTTCAGCAGCAGTTTGGCTAAATCCATTGTTTAAGAAAAATCCAATTACAGCATCGATTGTTTCGGCAGGAAAACTCATACCTTTACTATAATAGGTATCAAAGAATTGTCGTGTGCCTGATGTGCTGTCAGTATTTGTATTTGATGGTAAATTTGTTGCCATTATAATTTCCCTTATTATTCTTCATACGAATAATTATCTTCGTATGCCGACCCGGATGATGAGTTGTCCGATGATGAGCTTTCGTATGGGTAATTAGCTTCGTACGATTGATCATCTGATGGATAATTTGATTCGTATGCTTGATAATCCGGTACATCGCTATTATTATTATCGTATCCAGCTTCGTTTCCACCACCAACACTACTTTGTGAGTCGTCGATAGTTCCAACCGGCGCATCTGGGTTAGGATCAAATTCGCTTTTTGATAGATTAGCCGTATCTTGTTCTATTTCTTGATTTATGATCGTTTCTTTTTGTTGTTCTGCTTGTGCTACTTGGGAATCTATCATATCTTTTTCTTTGGATAATTTTTCATTTTCACTTGCTAAAGAATTAGCTTCACGTTCTAACTTAACCGCTTGATTACCCAATGATTGATTTTGGGCATTAAGTGCGCTTGTTTGGCTCTTATATTCAGCAGCACTTATTTGACCATTGTCATATTTTTCCTGCACTGTTTGCTGTTGTGCCCGCACATCGGCTTGTTGACTACGTAAATCTTGTGCTTGTGATTTATTATTATCGATTATTTCTTTGTTTGTATTAATTAACTGGCCTTGAGTTTCGCTAATTTCCTTACCAACTGCGATGCGCTGATCTGCTGCTGCAATTTTGTCAGCTACAGCAGGAGTTCTAGCAGGATCGGGTGTAGCACCTTCACCAGAATTTCTTAAATTTGGTGTTTCAACTCCAGGATGATAATTACCCGAATCGTCTGTAAATCCTTGATTACTAGAAGAGCCCGATCCTCGAGTATCATCTCCGGCCCTAGATTCCTTGTCTGGATCCCTGTTAAAATTATTATCAACTGCACTTACATTTTCTTGTAGCGTTTTTTCTTGAGACTGTAATGTGCCTATTCTTTGATCTGATGCTTGTATCTGTTCTTGTGAATCTAGAATTTTAGCTTCTTGCAGGGTTAGATCCGATTGTGCTTGATTTCTCTCAGTTATCGCTTGTGATTTTTCAAGATTTGCTTTATCTAACCCATCGGCATAATCTTGATCGCTTATTAATCCTAGATCGTGCTTTTCTTTTAGATTAATCATTTCAGCATCGGCTAGTTTTATATTTTGATCAGCATCTGCTACATTCTTAGCTGCAGCATCTTTATCAGCAGTTGCTTGATCTAAGTTTTTCTGGGCTAACTGTTTATCTTCTTGTGCTTGTAACTGTTGGTTCTGATTAGCAGCGATTTGTTCTTGAGCTTTTTTTATTGATCCACCTTGCGGATCTTTATTAAGAAGTTGATCTTGTGCTCTTCGACCCTTTTCGGTCTCTGTAGATTCTGATCTCATACCATTTAATGTTTTTGTTTCGTTGTTATTTTTTGAATCGCCTTTTTGGTCATAAGCATCTCTCGTATTTCTAGGATTGTCAGTTCCAACAGCATCGCTTCGATTTGCATCGTTCTTTTGATTACTACCGTTCATAAAATTGTTTAAAAGGTTACCTGCAAATCTGCCTGCTAATCCTATACCTGCGCCAATCAATGCATTTTTCATCGAATATGGGCTTCCGCCTCCAAAATTATACCCTAGCAATCCGCCAGCATTACCGTATGGGTTTCCTCCTATCGGAATACCATAGCCGCCACTAAGACCGTAATTTCTTCCGTTGCCCCATCCTGTACCTAAGAATCTATTGTTTAATAAACTGTTTCCGCTAGCAAATGTGTTGAGTGAGAATGAATCGCCGAATATTCCACCCATCCCGTTTTGCCATAATTCTTCGTTAATTATTGGGCTCGGTGTAGTATCATAATGCAATACAGCAAATCCTGTAGGATCGTCAACATCAACTGCACCAGAATTATATATCACAGCATCATATGCTATTGTCATCGAGTTTTGTACTATACCATTACCTTCAGATTGATCCATAGTATCATGGTCCCATTTAGTAATCTTAGGATTACATAAAAGGTAACTGAAAAATCTCTGTCTTGAAAGCGTAAAGAGTTGTATACTATCGAAAAACGGCTCATCCGATCCGTTATCTAATCCATAGCGAAATGGCATTCGATTTTTAGATTCGTATGTGTTACGTGCATATGCTGCTGGAGCGATTCCATCATCCATCGCGTTCATTCTATCTGCAAAATAATATGAATAATACAATGCCCACATCATGTTAGTAATTCCATTATTATCATCATGGAATTTCATGTTTATTGGGTCATATATTATGTTAGTATATACATTAGTTTTTCTATTGTATTGATTTAATGTTTCTGTTTTTATGGTATATTTAGGTAAATCGGTACTTTTAACTAGATAATTTAATTCTAAATTATGTCTGTCTTCAAAGCTAATATCTTGTGTTGCGTTTGGGTTAATATTAAACACTACATAATATAAAAATTTAGTTTTAGGTGCGAGTCTAAAGTTGTCCTCAACATACAACCTAGAAGCGTGTTGATAGTCGGCTAGATTACGATCTTCTCCTCCATAGAGCATCGAACCTATACCTTTTAACCATGCATTGAATTTATTAGCCATGTAATTATTTATCTGATAAAAAAAGACCAGTTTTTAGGCTGGTCTTTATTTTATTTGTTATGAGGAATAGTCTTAGAGACCGCCACCAGTTGCCATTGTTCCTAGTGTACGTGTTATAGCAGCACCAATACCGTTTCCTTGTGGAGACTGTATAGCATTGTCATAACGTATGCTTAGTGTTATACTAACAGGTGCGTTTTCCTGATAGTTTAAGCTATTGTAATTTGCGCCCTGTACGAAGCAACCGTATAGTTCAAAAGTTTCTAATACCTGTGGAGTATTTGTTCCATTGCCGCCGTCTAGTATTTCGATAACAGTTGTAAACTTATAATCCATACCGCTAGCTGCTGAACTTTGTTCGTAGAAATCAAACTGTTTCTGCATCTGTTCGCCAACAAGTTTTTGAACATTACCATTAACATCTTCACGCAAGTTAAGAGTAATCGCTTCCCAATTATGCTTGCCTGCTAGATATACTTTACTGTTGTAAACATCTAGAGTAATTTCTTCGAATGTTAAGTTTGGACGGGTAACATCCATAACCTGCTTTGTTAGTTCAGTAGTTGGTGTTGATACACCAAAGTTCTGTAACGTAACTCTAAAACGATACTGTAGTTTAGGCATCAGGAGCGATTGAGAACCGCTGCTTTGATTTGATGCCAACGGCACAGATAACTTTGATAATGTTGAGATTGCCATACTAGACTCCTAATTCCTTCATATATTTATATCTATTTAAACCTGTGTATTACTGGCATCATTTACTACCGATGCCAGCAATTTCTCCTGTATTCTTCAATCTAGTTGGTACGTAGATAAACTCAACTGCCTTAACAGGTTCAATAGCAACGTCTAAGTATAGTTCGTTACGATCGATTCTGCTTGGAGTATTATTCGACTCATCGCAAACTACTAGATAATCATATATCGCACGTTGACCCACTAATTCAAGCAATAGACTCTCTGTTGCTGCTTTAATTTCATCACGTGTGATCTTATCATTTGGTTCAAATACATATGGTTTTGCTAGTTTGTCTAGCTGGCCACGTAAGTAAACAATCAATCTAGCTACGTTAACACGATCAAGCGCACTTGCATTTCGTGCTCTTGTCTTTTGTCCGTATATAACTAAACCCGATCCTGTTAAGAATGTTAATGGGTTAAGATTTACAGCATATAGTGTATCGCGTTGACCTTCATTAAGTGATATAGACTTCCATTCGCCTTCTACCGAATCAACATAACCAATCGATGTTGCGTTTGTAATACCGCCGCGGCGTGTACCAGCTGGTGCAAACCAAGGATAGCTAACTCCGTCACTTAGTGCTATAGTACGTAATACCATATGACTTGCAGGAACTACGATTTCATTACCATAGTTGTCTGTAGTATAACCACTCGGATAATAAACACCTAAGTATTCGTCGTATGTTACTAAACCATCTTCGCCGTTATCTACTGCAAGCATCGCATTTGATCCCCATTCATTGAGGGTTGTTGCATCGCTTGTTAAACGGAACGGTGTATCACCGATAACAAATGCTGTCTGCTTACGATCAATATTGAGGCCTACCATGTTCGCGATCAATTCAGTATATCCTGGGCAAGCAATGATATTAAATGTACGTATTTCTCTTTCACGTAGATCTTGATTAGTATCAACTAGTGACTTCATGTGCTTAACAACAACTTTACGCTGTGCTTTGCGTCCAAATAAACCACGTCCGTCAGCAGCATTGCCGCTTTCGTTGACCCAACGATGTGGATAATAAAATTCTTGGCTTTCTCCGCTGTTGAATCTAATATTATCAGCATCAATATCAATGTAATTCTGAACGAATCTTTTTACAGAGAATCCGCTGCGACGTTTGTTGAATAATAGCATACCACGTGGATAAAGTGCAGGATCTGGTGCATCAAAATCAATGAAATTGCTGTATAGTAGATCAGCTATATCACCCGGAGTATTACTATTAGTTCCGTTTGTGTTATAACGAGCATCAGCAAATATAATACCATCTTCAGTTGATTGATCACTAGTATCAACAGATATCCATTTTAGATTATAACCATCCCACTTATAAAGTGCAGGGTAGTTTTCGATATCACCCGAATCAATCCATAGATCACCATTTCTCAATGTAGTTCCGTCACTCTGTGTTTTTGGCTTAGTCGCACTTACGATTGGACCTGCAGGATCTGTCTGGAAATCTACATTTGAATCATAATAAGGACTTGCTAGCAATGGATTTGGAATGCCGTTATATGTACCGTCAAATAAGTATCCAACCCAAGTACGACCATTATGTATCATTATGTCAACACTATCAACTACTGAACTATACCATAATTTACCGTCATCTGGTATAGTATTTGGTGGACTAAACGCTGCTGTATATTTTAATGGTTTCCAGTTAGTTGCTATATAGTCATGCAATTCGTCACCGATCGGTGCAGTGTAGAAGTTAGGTGACCCCGAATTAGTTACAACATTAAATGGCGTAAACAGTAATCCCAACGGGCTGTAAGTACCGTCTTTTAGTCTTATTTCTCCACCTTTTAGGTGTTGGATTATTAGTCTATTACGAGAATCAACACTTGCTTCAACATCTGCTATGCCAGCAGCATTAATTGCAGCAGCCATGTCGCTTGCATCACTTACTGCATGATGTGCTTGGAAAGATATAGTTTCGTCTGTTGTCAATCCTTGGTACCCAACGACCGATGCTGCTAGATTAAATGTGTAAGTTCTTAGATTTACAAATGTGCTAGCAGTGATAGGAACACTAGTGATAGTAGTTGGATCTGGCTGTTCTCTGCGGAAAACTTTAAATGTAGCTGCTTCCATGAAATACTCAGGTGAAATACCACTATAGTTGTCGGTTTTCATTGCTTCAGTTAAATTGAACTGTACATACAAATTACCTCTTGCTATGTTTTTACCACCACCGGTTCTATCTAAGTAATATGTAGCATCATGGTTGTTAGCATAAACAGGAGCTTCAACTAGATCCCATGTTAGTGTCTGTGCGTTCCAAATCTTAATTCTCCAACGAGCACCAAGATTAACGTCTGTTGTTTTAATCCATACAGACCCACTCGGACGAGGAGCCGGATCTCTTGTCTTAAAGCGAGGAACTGAAGTGTGTGGACCAATCTGTAGAGCAGGACCGTAATATGTTCCAGTAGCAATACCAGTTGAACTAGATGCTGTGCTAGACGCCACAAGTGTACCTGTACCAGCTTCAATAACGATAGCGTTTGATAGTGAGCTATCAAGTTGTGGACTATCAGCTGCACCGTTGCAGTATAGTTCTAAACGTGAATTAACCACGGCTGCACTTACTCCGCGCAATGTACCGTTATTAAATAGAACGTTAATGTCACTTGCAAGTGCATTTACAGTAGTTCCCGATGTAAGTGTTACTTCAACACCGTTAATGATTATGCTGTGTCCTGCAGTTAATGCAGGATTGCTTTTGTTACCTGCAACAAGCGGCCAGCTGTTATTCCAATCATCTGAACCTACTAGAACCCAATCACCCATTCTATTTTTGAAATAAATCTTGTTAAGTGTAGTAATAGCTACTACTGCGTAATCACCTACTTTACCTACCGAACCCAAAGGAGCACCTGTTAATTGATCGATTTTAGTGCTGTCTACGATTACAGTAGGAACTCTAGTCGTGAACTGCTGTCCACCTCTTACTGTGGCTGCAGCGCCGTTCCATTCAAATATACCAAATCTTGAATCTTTAACATCAAACCAATATGTTC